TAAAAAAACTGTAGAAGAAATTTGTAAAAGGCTGGAAGAAAATGGACAACAAGATATTTCGCATTTACGGTCCGCCCGGAACGGGGAAAACCACCGCGCTTCTTAACAAAGTGGATGAGGCTCTGTCCCGTGGTGTAGACCCCGCGCATATCGGCTACTTTGCTTTTACCAAACAGGCGGCTAACGAAGCCATTGAACGCGCTTGTACTAGGTTTAACTTCGAGCCTGTTCAGTTGCCTTGGTTCAGAACGCTGCATAGTTTTGCGTTAAAGCTGTCGGGCATTCGGCCCGAACAAGTTATGCAGCCGGAGCATTATAAAGAGTTGGGGCATGAAATCGGATATGACCTTGTCGGCAATAGAAACGGCCTTGGCGGGGAAGAAACTTTCGACCTAAATAAAAACAATAACCCAATAATCAGCCTGTTGAATTTAGCTAGGCTCCGCAAAGTTGATCTTCGCCAACAATACGACGAGAGCGGCTTAGACGACCCGTGGTCCACGGTAAAGTATGTTTCAGAATGCATGACTGAATATAAGAACCGGTTTGATCTGTACGATTTTACCGACATGCTGGACGTGTTTGTACGAGACGGCGCACAGTTTTGCCCACGACTGGCAATTACGTTTATTGACGAAGCGCAAGACCTATCACCTTTGCAGTGGGACGTAGCGCACGTTTTAGAAAAGCATTCCGACCGCATCTATTGCGCGGGAGACGACGACCAAGCTATTTATCGCTGGGCCGGTGCAGACGTAGAACACTTTATTGGACTGAATGGTGGTTACGAGGTGCTAGAGCAATCTTACCGCGTACCAGCGTCCGTACATCCATTAGCTGAAGGCATTGCTAAACGCATTAAACGTCGCGTAGCAAAAACCTACTTGCCTAAACTGGACCACGGCTCCGTGCAGCGGATACCTACCACCGGATATATTAGTTTTGAGAAAGGTTCGTGGCTCGTGCTAGCCCAAGCTAATTATTTCTTAGACGCCGCTGCCCAAGACTTAAAAAGTCGCGGGTTTCTGTTTAACCGTAACGGGAATCGGTCAATATCAGAGAAACTGAGTGAAGCCATCAATGGATGGGAACAACTACGTAAGGGTCAAAGAATTACAGGAGAGGCTGCACGAGCCATTTACAGTTATATGTCAGTTGGCGACAGAGTCAAGCGCGGATTTAAAAAATTGCCTGCTTTAGATGATGATGAATTAGTTAACTTGGAAGAGTTGACAGTTAACCACGGCCTAAAAGCCACTATAGAAATGATATGGCATGAGGCTATGGATAAAATTCCTAGCGGTGAACGTGCGTACATCACGGCTCTTTTGCGGCGCGGCGAGAAATTTAATGCCATTCCACGTATTGCGCTGTCCACGATCCACGGCTCTAAGGGCGGCGAAGCCGACAATGTTGTGCTATACACCGACTTGTCTCCCGCAGCGCAAAAAGCTTCAGAGGCAGCACCTGATGATTTACACCGAGTGTTTTATGTAGGGGTCACTCGTACTAAACAAAACCTTTATTTAATTGAACCTGAAGATATGAACCGGAGTTATTGGATATGACACTCGTACATTTAATGGAAAAAAGCCTAGTTTGTCCAACTTGTGGCGAACACAACACCCTGCACCATGAAGAAATAACTGTATATGCGCGGGAAGACGACGACGATGTGGTGCAGGTGGTTGAAGTAAACCCATTCAACGGGGATACAAAAACGGTTACCGCGAATAACGGGCAAACAAATAACCCCTCTCTTCGCCGTAATGCTTTGAGCCTCATCCTGAGTTGTGAAACCTGTCCTGTAGGGGAAAAGGTTCACACTTTGCATATTGCTCAGCATAAAGGAGCTACTTTGCTGTGGTGGGCTAAATGAAACGCGAAGAAATTCTTAATAAGGCAGAGAGCCTAGTCAACGGCCCACGGGCCAAAGCCTACGGTGATGCCCATGAAAACCACGAGCGCATAGCCAAGATGTGGTCTGTGCTTCTGGACAAAAAGGTTTCTGTCTCGCAAGTCTACCAATGTATGGTGGCAGTCAAACTGGCGCGGCTCATTGTAACTCCAGAACATGAAGATAGCTGGGTAGATATTTGCGGCTACGGCGCATTAGGTGGAGAGGACTAAGGGTTCGCTTCATCCCGATACAACATTTGGAAGAGTACCTAGACCAAGGCTGGGTGCTTATTAAATGTGGCAAGGAAATGGCTACAGTAAGGAAAGTATAATGGCACTACAGATGACAATGTTCGGTCCCAAGAGTGAGTGGGTGCCACCCGCAGAGTTGCCTGACATCTTTGATGCGAAGCAAATTGCCATCGACGTTGAAACACGCGACCCAAACATCAAAGTTAACGGGCCGGGATGGCCCACTGGAGACGGGGAAGTTGTGGGCTACGCTATCGCGGTAGCAGATTGGGCTGGATACATACCTATTCGCCACCTTGGGGGCGGTAACTTAGATGAGCGCATTGTCAATAAGTGGCTCAAAAAAGTTTTTGAGTGCCCCGCCGACAAGATTATGCACAACGCTCAATACGACGCCGGTTGGATACGTCGTATGGGGTTCAAGATAAACGGGCGCATCATCGACACCATGCTGGTAGCCGCTCTGTTAGATGAAAACCGATTCAGCTACAGTTTGAATGCGCTTTGCTACGACCTGCTGGGTAAGATTAAGACAGAGAAAACTCTGCAAGAAGCTGCCCGTGAGTTCGGCCTCGACCCCAAGGCAGAGATGTGGAAGATGCCTGCGATGTATGTCGGCCCGTATGCTCAGAATGACGCAGAAATAACCCTAGATTTATGGAATTATTTATCCACACAATTAACCAAAGAAGACCTTTGGCATATCGCGGACCTTGAATTAAAGCTTTTGCCCTGCTTGATCGACATGACATGGCGCGGCGTCCGTATTGATCAAAACCGTGTCGAGCGCACTCGTAACATGCTTCTTAAAAGAGAAAAAGACATTGTTAAACAAATAAAGTCTGTGGCCGGTATGGACGTAGAGCTTTGGGCGGCTGCTTCAATTTCTAAAGCTTTTGATAAGTTAAGCATTTCCTACCCAAAAACTGAAAAGGGCGCACCGTCCTTTACAAAGTCTTTCCTGACGGATCACCCGCATGAACTGGCACAACTAATCGTGCAGGCCCGAAACCTGAACAAGACTAGCGGAACCTTCATCAACACAATTATGAAGCACTGCCGGACAGACGGACGCATTCACGGGCACATTAACCAGATTAGGTCAGATGACGGCGGCACGGTTTCGGGGCGCATTTCAATGTCCAACCCAAACCTACAGCAAATCCCCGCCCGCGACCCAGAGTTGGGGCCGATGATACGCAGTCTGTTCCTGCCGGAAGAAGGGGAGCAGTGGGCGGCGATTGATTTCTCGCAGCAAGAACCGCGCATCTTGGTGCATTATGCACACTTATTTAATAAACACCGCGGCGGATCAATGCGGGGCGTAGAGGAGTTCGTAAATGCTTATAGACACGATCCTGATATGGATTTTCATACGATGGTTGCAGAAATGGCGTCGATCAATCGCAAACAGGCGAAGACGATTAACTTAGGCATGATGTACGGGATGGGCGTTAACAAACTTTCTGAGCAGTTAGACATTGACGTAGAAGACGCCAAGAGTCTGGTTAAGCAGTACCATGATCGCGTCCCGTTCGTTAAGGGCTTGATGAACGGTGTTCAGGCACGTTTGAACGACAAAACAAGTGGAGGCTCTGTACGGTCTTTGTTGGGGCGTAAATGCCGCTTTGATCTGTGGGAGCCAGACACTTTTGCCATGAACAAAGCTCTTCCGTACCAAAAAGCCATCGACGAGTACGGCGAGACAACGAGGCTTAAACGGGCATATACCTACAAAGCCCTAAACAGGCTTATTCAGGCGTCCGCCGCAGACATGACTAAGCAGTCTATGGTCAACATGTATGAGCAAGGACATGTTCCACTGATTCAAATCCACGATGAAATAGCTATTTCGGTAAAAGACCGTGCGGCAGCAGAAAATATTGCCAACATTATGGAAAATGCTGTACCATTGGAAATACCAAGTAAATGCGACATAGAGATCGGCCCAAGTTGGGGTGAAGCTAAGTAAGCTTTTTCATGGTGTTCCTCCCTTAAACTGGCTCCGCTTCGGCGGGGCCTTTTTTTCTTGCGTACATACCATATCTCCTATATATTCGCTTATAGAAACGCTATATATGGAGTTTTCCTTAATGGATATAACTAAATGGAAGTCTGTCTTGGTGCCAATCGAGGTATATGAGCAGATTAGAACAATCGCAAAAGCCGAAGGCCGCACAATAAGCGGGCAGCTTCGTATTATGTGGGAAGTGTATAAAGAGACCCGCGTAAAAGAACTCCAGAGCCGTTGACATATTTTTTTAGCTATGGTATGGGATAAGTAATGTTAACTCTTATACGGGAGACCAATGTGGACTATACAAAACAACTAATCACGACAATCGGGGATGTTCTTGCGGACGCTGAAGAACACGGGGTATCACCCACGCCTGCTATGAAACGGCTCGCGGCCTACGGCCTTTTGGTTGAAGCGCAAATTGATTTGCAAGAAAAACTAACTGATTTTGGACAGGGCGTTCAATTTACTCCGGACGAAGGGTTGGATTTTACGTTTACGCCTGAAATAAAACGTAAAAACGGCCGAAAAAATTGTAAGCAATGTAAAACTAAGCTTGTTGGAAAACAGCGTTTATTTTGCTCCAATAAGTGCGCTAGACGGAGTTGGAAGGTAAACAACCGAGAGACCGCACGGATGCATCAAAGGAATTACCTTGAGCGGAAAAAGAACGGCCAAAAGCTTCATTTAGTAAAATGAAGCCTTGCCCAGAGTGCGGAGGCGAGGGACAATGTGAACATGAAGTCCCCGTCCCCGCTCCAATGTCTTGGCGAGGCGGGTGGCTTGAAGACCGTTTAATGGAATGCGAGCTTTGCGGCGGGTCAGGGGAGATTGAAGATGAAGAGACCGACGAATAGGGAATTACAGTACCAACCCTTAGTCTCTGATCAACCTTTCGGACACGCCGGTAAAATTCAAGAACTGTTAAACAACAACCAGTGCCCGCGGTGCCAGACCAACCTGAAACCCGTTGAGGTGCACGGACATGTACAATGTTCCGTGTGCCACCTTTATATCAACGAGTGTTGCAATGGAGAGCAATGTGATATGCCCGAAGTGTCAGGGAAAAAGTAAAGTCTATAACAGTAGACCTCACGGGGATACAATCCGACGAAACCGTAAATGCCTAGAGTGTGGACATAAATATAGCACCCTAGAATATCTGCAAGAAAAGCCCAACCCGCGGCCCACGGCACCTAAAATTAAACCCGTAAGGCCACGCAAACCAAAACATAAACCGCGGTTCACGGATCTTGACTTTGATAATATGAGCGACGAAGAACTGGAAGCAGCTATATATGACGGGC